CTGGGGTCCGTGCCCTGGTGGGGGTGGAAGGGTGCCCCGGTTGGTTGGTGCGGGGCTGTTGGGGGCGGGGACGTAAGAGCAGCGCCAGGGGGCGGAGCGCGCCGGAGGCGGGGACGGCCGGGGCCGCGCGGTGTGTGGCGGGGGCGGGGAAAGTGCTGGTGGCGCGCTGTTTCGTGTTGCATTCACATCCCTAGTAGGGTAGAGTCCACTACAGGATGTAAGCAGAGACGCCAGGGGGGCGCGGGATGCACCAGGCAACGTCGCACAGGCTGCGCGAGAAGGCCACCGGCCGAGTCTTCTGGATTCAGCGCCGGGTGGGCTTCCGCGGTATCGAGTTCGACGCCGGCGGCGGATGGCGCGGCAGCGTCGGCGACGCCATCACCGCAGCGCGCAACAGTGGCGGGCTGACCTACGCACAGGCACAGGAGGCAGGACAGTGAGCGGATACGCGAGCAAGCGGGAGGCGTCATGAGGTCACTACTACGGACAGTCGCCAAGGCGGCCGGCGACATCGACTCCGGCGAATACGCCGTTGTTTGCCTCGGTGCAGGCGGGGCGCGATGGGCCGGTACTACCTTCTACGCCTCGGCGGCGTTCGGGATGGCAACCAAGCTGATTAACCGCGACGGCTGCAACGCCTACGTGGTGAAGCAGCACAGCGCAGGGCGCACGGTGTACCTATCGCCGGACACGATTCTCGGCACGGTCGCGCCTCCGGTGCCAGCAGGCCCGATGCCAACCGTCACCTACGACGGGAACACGTACAAGGTGCGCAGCCGCAAGACGGAGATCCCCGACCTTGGGGCGATGCCGCGCATGGCTGCACTTCAGTGGCTCTGCCGGGAGACGTACCGGCGCGGGTACAGCAAGGCGCCGAGCCCACTGGCCGGCCTGGCGGGGGCCATCGGCTTGACGGTGCGCTGACCCGGCGGCCGTGATGCTTCCCGCGCCCGGTACCCGCGCGGGGGGTGTCACGGCCAGCCGGGAGGGGCTGGCCACAACAACGAGGGGGAAACCAAGTCATGGCAGCAACGATCAGCACGGACAAAACCGGGGCTCTCACAGAGATCCTGGGCGCGGGCCTAGTGGATGGGCTCGCTGGACTGTTCGAGCAGATGGAATGGGCCGAGGACGAGATCGAGAAGGCGAAGCGGCGCCACCCGGACCGCGCGGACCTGATCTACCACAGTTTCAAGCTGCTCACGCCGACACGCGACCTGATGGGCACGGAGTTCGTTTACCGCTCGCATTGCCGGGAGCTGCTGGAGCGGGTGGCCGCCGGGCACGACACCCGGCCCGGGACGGCAGCCGAAGTGTGCATCGCCTGCTGCGACGCCAGCATGCTCGCGCCCCTGACCGAGACGGCCGCCGGGCTGTACGCCCGCATGTGGGGTGTAGCGTTCCCTGGCCGCCGTGACCAGTGGGCGGGTACCCGGGAGCACTACGAGGCGTTGCGGTCGTCGCTGATCGACGACCTGGAACGGGAGGCGCATCACAAGCTGGCGCAGTCTGACCGGCGCGTGACGGAGATCGACTGCAAGGGGCGCCACCACGGCGAGCCGGTGGACTGCACCGCGGCCGCCATCCTCGCCACCGGGCGTAAGCGCAAGCCTGCCGAGGTGGCCGAGCCTGAGCCCGCCGCGGGCGCGGCCGAGGAGCTTGGCGTCCTGTTCACCATGACCGGCGCCGCAGCCTGACGGGAGGCGCACAGTGAGCACGTCAAGCATGATGCAGGCGATCGAGCGGCAGGTACGGCGCGAGGCCGGGCTGGTGCATCTCCAGTACGTCGGCGAGATGCCCGGCACGCCGGCGGGCGACCTTGAGGTGGGCGACCGGCTGATGTGGAACGGCGGCGCTGTCTACACCGTGACCGCGATCCGTGAGGCGTCGGCGAAGTTCATCGAGATCACCGAGCGGGCCGAAGGTGGCAGCAACGCCGGGCGCGAGTACCAGCGGCGCCTGAAGAAAGACCGGCTGGTGGTGCGGGCGAAGCTGGGCGCGAGGTTCCAGCGGGCAGCGCCTATCGGCGCCCACGTCGCCCGCACCTTGGCTGAGATGGCCGGATCTTCGCAGGCCACGGGGTGAATAAGCTTCCACCCACACGCCTAGTAGGGTAGTGTTCATTACACAGCGGTCCCCGGGGGTGGTGACGCACCCCCAGGGACCACGGCCCCCCAACCGGAGGGCCGTGCAACCCGAAGCGGGAGGGCTTCAGGATGCAACACGAGACTAACGGCGCGGGGATTTTCCCGCTCACCCTGGGCACGCTGCCAGCAATGGCCGCGAGCGAGATAGACGCGAGGCTCGCCGAAGCGTTCACACGGGCCGCCGAACGGGCCGCCCGGCCGAAAACCCGCCAGGCGCGGGCCACCGCTACGGGCGTGTGGCACAGCTGGCCGGTGTTCCTGGCCAGGCACTACACGCGGGAAACCTGGGACGGGCTGCCCGGCCCGTGGCCGGTCAAGGTGGCGCTGTGCGCGGTCTGCCTGGCCATCCCCGGGCCGCAGGACGAAATTCTCCTGCTCGCGTTCACCCAGTTCTGCCGGGCACGGAAAGCCAGGAAGGCGGCGGCGGCATGAGCCTGCACCAGACGCCCGAGCAGCACCAGGCCGAGCCGCCCAGCGCGTGGGAAGTCACCAAGCGCGCCGAGCGGGCCTGGGACCTGCTGATAGGCGGCAGCGTGGCCGGGACCTTCCCCACACGCAAGGGCGCCGAGGAGGCTCGAACCAGCGGGCCACTGGTCGCGCTGTACGAGCGGGAGGGCCGCTGGTTCGCGGGGCAGACCCCCGCCGGCTGGCGCCCGTACGCCGATGTGGCGGCCGAGCAGGCACGCAATGCCAAGCGGCAGGCGGCGGCAGACGCGCACCGGGCGGAAAACCTGCCCCGGCTGATCGCGGCGCTGGCCGACTTCGCACTGTTCCCGCCGGAGGAGAACGTCACCGACAGCCCGTGCGCTGCCTGCTCGTTCCCGGTGCGGGCACACCACGGCGTGACGGCGCTGGGCAGCGACGAGTCCGGCACGTTCGCGGCTGTCCTGCACCGTGGCTGCGCTGGCGACATCCAGCGCGCACAGACGGCCGGTGCCCGGTGAACGGGGCTCTGCGGGAAGCCACCAAAGAAGCGAACGCCGCACTGCGCAAGGGGCGGCCAGTAGACACCACCACAGCGGAAGACAACGAGGGCACGAAATGAGCGCTCGCATGATGCCGGAGGCCATGGAGCCCGGAGAGGTCGCCATCGAGATCACGGGCAAGGTGGACGCTCAGGGGCGCGTGCAGTTCTTCGCCTACTGGCACGATGACGTCCGGTGGCGCGGCGGCGGCATGGTCGCCGGTCAGGTGTTCCTCTGTCGGCTCGGCGAGTTCACCCAGCGGTACACCTCGCGGGGCGAGCGGGTCACGTTCCTCAACCCCGAAGCGCGCCGGCAACTGGTTTACGGGCTGGAGCTCCTGCGCCGGGACGCCGTCGACAGCTTCATCAAGACCCGGCTGGCGCCGCACCAGAGGCGCGTGCGGGAGATCAGCGGCGAACTGGCCGCGCTGCGGGCGGCCGCCGCGCCGGACCGCCAGCCTTGTCACCACCCACTGACCGGCCGGAAAGACCGGCCGCACAAGAGAACGGGGAAACGGATGAACGGGACCACCGCACCCGCCAGCGATGTCAAGGCGGGCGACAAGATTGAGCACGACCTGATGCCGGCTTCGTCATGGACGTACAGGACACCCGGCCCTGCGAGACGGACGGCGCAAGGGAGCAGGTGCACGACGCCTACAAGATCACCGACCCGGCCGGGAACGAGGACTGGCTCTGCGCGTACGACGTGCACCCGGCCTGACCGGCTTTGCGTCGGGTGCGGCGCGCACCGCGCCCGGCCATGGAACGGCCAGACCAGGCAGTAACGGAGCGGGAGGGCTTCGCAATGACCACGATCACACTCACGGCAGGGCCACAGCAGGACGACGACGGGGAATGGTACTGCGGGACTTGTCTCGGGGACCTGCCCGGGGACGAGACATGCCAGGCGTGCGGGCCCGTGGACACGCCAGCACCACAGCCAGCGGCAGACAGGGACCCGGGCCCGGGCCTGCAGCCGCAGCCGGAGCCGGAGCCGGAGCCCGAGGAGACCGCCGGGCCCGCGGCGGCCGAGGCCGCCGTTGCGGTGCTGGCCGCGTCGGGCTGGCCGCCCTCGCTCGCAGCCGGCCCGCCCGCCGGTGCGCCCGAGGCCGGGCTGCGGCCCGACGACTTCGGCGGCATCCCGTCGATGGACCGGGTACCCGAACGGCCCATGATCCCCCTGGACCTCGGCGACATCCCCCTGGTCCTGCCCCGCGGGGACGCCGCGCTGCTGTACGGGAGAGGCGGGATCGGGAAAGGCCGGCTCACCCACGCCCTGATAGCCCAGGTCACCCAGGCCGGCGGGGATGTGGTCGGGGTGTGGCCGGAAGACACCCCCGAGCAACTCCGCGCCCGCATCGAGGCCGCCGGCGGGGACGCGCGGCGGGTGCACAACATGACCAAGCTCGGCGACGGCACCCGGTTCAAGCTGTCCGCCGACCAGACCCACGAGGGGCACATCTCGCTGCTGCGGGCGTTCATCAAATACCTGCGGGACCGGAAGGAGGACCCCCGCGACGTGCAGCTGGTACTTCTCGACCCGGTGACGGCGCTGGTCGGGTGGGGTTCGATCCAGACCGTCGCCGGTGCCCGCCGGTTCGTTGAGCCGATCCAGGATCTCGCCGACTTCGACAGCCCCGCCGTGCTGATCATCGGTCACCCCAACAAAGCGGGGAAACTCGCCGGGTCGGAAGGGCTGCGGGACGCGCTGCGGGTCATCTACGAGGTGACCGTCGACCCGGTCAACGCCGCCTACCGGGTGATCACGATGGAGAAAGGCAACGACCTTACCCAGGGCGCGGACGGGCTACGGTTCACGATCACGCCCGGGCCGGGTGGCCGCCCGCGGGTGGAGTGGGTGACGCGGGCCAGCATGGAGGCGAAACGGGGCGCGTGGCGTGACGCACTCGCCACCCGCCCCGCACCGGCGCCAGGGCCGCGGACGTTCGCCGCCGCGTGGGCGGCCAAGGCCCCCGGCAGGGAACCGGCCGCGCACAACCTCGGGCCGTGGCCGACCCTCGAAGACGCCCAGGGAGCCTGCCAGCACCGCGCCGGGCAGCCGCTGGTGTGGCGGGCCAGCACGACCCGGCCCGGTACCTGGGTGGCGGCCACCTACCCCGAGGGGCCCGCCGGGCCTGAAGTGTCCTATGCCGTCTCGGCCGTGTGAAAGGCAGCCAGCCATGACCACGTATGTGATCTGGGCGCCGGAAGGCACCCCCAGCCTGACCCTGCGGCAGATGCGGGACACCGCACCACGGGCTACCGTGCTCGAACCCGCGGCGGGCACGTTCAAGACGGACCGGGCCGCGCTGCTCGCACAGGCCGGCGCGGGGGTGACCGTGGTTATCCCCTCGGTGGTGTCGCTGTCCCGGTCAACCGCCGCTGACGCACTCGCCGCCGTGGGCCAGTTGGTTGCCGCCGGGTGTGAGGTGCGGTCGTTCGCCGGCGAGAGGTGGCTCACCGCCGGGCCGGGCACGCTGGCCGCGCTCGGCGAATGGGCCGCCGTGGCGGGAGGGGAGATTCAGCGGAACCGGATCCGCGACGGCATCGCCGCCCGCCGCGCCGCTGGCCTGCCCGTGGGTGGCGGGAAACCGGGCCGCCGGATGCCCCGCACGTGGTCGCGGAAGAAAGGCGGCAGTTCCGGGCAGGCTGAGACCTGACCGCGCACACAAGAGCAGCGCCCCACCGGGGTCCCAAAGCGGTGAGGCGCTGCGCTGGTTGGAGCCTCCCGCCGGGACGGGCGGGAGGCTCCCGTCTATAGGTGCAGGGGAACCGCGTGCCAAGCCAGGAAGCCGAGCACCACGAGCAGGCCGGGGGCGACGATCAGCCGCTCCGGGCGGGTATTGGTCGTGAATGCCAGCGGTGGCGGCCAGAGACGGTAATGGTGCAGGGTCAGCGGCCACGCGAGCGGGCAGCCTTCCCTCGTGGCCATATCGCCCACGATGTGCGAAGCCACGCCGACCGCGCACGCCACTGGGATCAAGGCCAGGCCCCAGCCCTGCTACGCCACCACGCCCCCGGCAGCGACGCCAGCCACATCCGCGTGGTGGCCGCCGAGGTGCAGCGCACGCAGCGCCGACGCTGCGGCTAGAGCGACAGTGAACGCCAGGCCGGCTCTGCCGGGGACCGTGGCCCGGTAGTGGCAGGCGGCCCAGGCGAGCACGGTGAAGACCGCGACACCGAGAGCGCTGTGACTGCCGTGCCGGTGGCCGCCCGAGACCTTCTGCACGACCCAGGCGAAGCCGTGCGACAGGAACCCTAGCGAGCGCGCGGCGGTCGAGTGGCACTGATCGAGATCCGGCACGGTGGCGAACCCGGCGGCGAGGACCGCGAGGGTTGCCGTGCTGGCCACCGGCAGGTGTTTAACGTACTCGCCTGCCGCTGCCCCGGCGGCGAGGCCGCTCAGCGCGTGTGTGTAGCCCTTCACCCTTGGCTCCCAACCACGTGCAGAGGGGGCACGGTCTCGTCATCGTCGCCGCGCTCGGCAAGAGCGATCCGCAGCGCCTCGGCTGCCTTCTCGGTACCGACGTGCAGATCGGTCTTGATGCGCGGCTGGGACACGTGCCCATAGGCGTCGAGCATGGCCCCGACATGCCTTGCCAGCTGGGCTGCGGTCATGCTCCGGGACTTGCTCGCGGGCAGCTTCAGGGCAACCCTGCGCCGGTCAGGTGGGCTTGCTTCGGGCACGCCCTCGGGCATGTCTGGCGGGTTGCCTGCGTCATGCTCCGGAGCATCCCCCGAGCTTGCTTCGGGCACCTCCTCGGACACGTCCCCGGACATGTCTTGGGACTGCTCCCAAGCATGCTTCACGGCTGCCGGATCCCACGGCGCGGGCGGCTCCAGATCAATGAGCGTGCCGGTCCCGAGCAGCGTCCCGATGTATGACAGGAGCAGGTCCCGGCGGTCCTTGCGGGTGGCCAGTTCGGCGTGCTCGTTCGCTGCAACGGTCAAGACGTCCACCCGGTAGCGGCGCCACTTCCGCATGGGGCGGCTGGCGCGCTTGGCTCGGACCACGGCGCGGGCGAGCTGGGCGATGCGCCACCGGGCGACCGCCTCGGCGTCGGCGACCTGCTCAAGGCTGCCCATCCCGAGGCGGGCCAGGAAGCGTTGCGCGATGGCGTGCCAGCGGCCTTCCTTGCCGGACTCCCGGCGGGCCGGGAGCAGCGACCGCTCCCACAGCCACGTTGCGAGCAGCGGCAGCGCCAGGCGGAACAGTGCCTCGGGGGCCGATGTGGTGGCGGTGGCGGAGAACGCCCCCGACATCACACTCACGACCCAGATAGCGATGCCTTCGGGGCCAGCCCCGCCGGTTTCGGCGATGTTCCGCCGGGCGCGGACGGCGCAGGTCAGGACGGTGATCTCTAGGATGCCGAACAGCAGCCACCGTTCCAGGCCGGAGAAGTGCAGCACCTCCCCGGCGAAGTGCCACATGCCTGTGGCGACAACGCCGCTGGTCAGGGACGCGGCGAGGAAGGTGAGCAGGGTGTCGGCTGCGTGCTTGCGCAGCGCCTTCCAGGTGACACGGGCGCCGAGGGCCAGCAGCGCTGCTAGTGCCACCAGGACGATCCCGGCGAGCACCTGGTCGCGAGCGCCAAGGGTGGCCACGGTTCTCAGTTCAGGGGGCATGACGCTCATCTTGGGCCGAATCCTTACCTTGTGGTCTCAGGCGCGCTTACGGAGCGGCGCCGCGTGTTGACAAACCGGATAGTCCTCGCGCACGCGCGCACGCGGGCACGCGCGCGGGTGCCCGTGTGCGGGTGCACACATGCGTGGACCGGCGAAACGGGCGGGACCGCTCCCCCGGGGGAGGGGTGGGCGCGGGGTCACCATGGCTGGCCGTCCCAGGTGAAGACCTGGCCGCCCAGATCCTCGTCGGCGATGGGCGGTCCCCCGGCCGCATACCCGAGCGAGACGCGGTAGGCCGCGGCGAGGGCGTCGTCCGGGGTGGCGTACGGCCGCTCATCGCCCCGCAATGTTCCGAGGCTCCCCCAGCCGGCATAGGTCCGCTCGGCGTTGCAGAACAGGTCGTAGCGGTAGCCGATTAGGTAGCCGCCCTCATCCGGTGCCGCCCATGCGGCGTAGAACGTGACGTAGATCGCGGACGCAGGCGCGGCGGGCGACCGGAACGTTAGCTCGAAAGCGTTGTTCCCGGCGTTGCCGTCATCCTCCACGGCGGCGGCATCAACGACCTCGGGGCCGCTTGAGAGCAGCCATGTCACGACCTGCGGTGCTGGGCGGCGTCTTGTGAAGATTCCCATCGGCCCTCACCGCCCCCCACCGATGACGCAGCGCGGGCAGTAGTAACCGGCCGTGTACATGTAGCCGCAGTCCGGGCAGTATTCGACCTCCACTGCGTCGTCGGTACCCCAGTTTGTGACGCCGCTGTCCGTGCCCACCACGTAGCCGTCGTCGTCGCTGCCGAGCACAGCCCCGTCCTGGTACAGGAGCGGGTGGTAGATATAGACCGGCTCGTCGTCTTCCGCACGGCGCTTGCTGAAGATCCCCATGGTCAGGCCCCCCTGGCTTCCGTAGTGGCGAAGACGCTGCCGTCCCAGTCGAAGATCTGCGGGTACCAGGCAGCCAAGTCCTCCGTTCCCGACGCGAGCAGGTCCGCGAGGTCGCGGGCCATCGAGTCAGCGCGGCCGGCCTCGAAGTAGGCGGTGTCCCAGGGGCTCGGCGCCCAGCCGGTATAGGACCAGCTGGGGTAAGCCTCGGAGGTGTACTGGTAGCGCAGGCCCGCGGTGTACTGCTCGTCCTCGGCAAAGGCCGCGTACGTGCAGACGGTGATCACCGCGCCTTCGGGGTGCTGCATCCCGAACGCCACCATGTGGGCGCTCTCGAACACCTGGCCGTCGTCGCCCATGTCGGCGTCTGGGCCGGTGAGCGGGATGCTGGTGCGCCTCAGCGGTGTCCATCCGCCTCGGGTGGCGGCCGGGCGGCGTCTCGTAAACAGTCCCATCGTCAGATCTCCTCTGCGTCGTTGATCGGCTCGCCGTCCCAGCCGGCGTATTCGCTGGGGTCTTCGGCGTCCTCGTTGGCGAACTGGACTGCGTACGCCTCAGCCTCCGCCGACGAGTTGAGCGCGGTTTCGTTGACGAGACCGGAGTCGGCCCACGCCAGCTCAAGGTCTGGGATGGACCACTTCACCTGCCGCAGCACGCCCCACTCATGGCTGCCCCACGCCGGGTACTGGACCGGGAAGTAGGAGATCGTGGTGAACCGGCCCGGCAAGGTGGGGTTCACCAGGCGCAGGCTGTAGGAGTAGCCGCTGTGGATGTCGCCGAGCTCGTCAGAGTCCAGGTACCCCTGCACGCCGGTGCCGTCCAGGTGCCAGCCCTGCGGGTCCGCTGCGGTGCGGCGCTTGCTGAAGAGCCCCATCACGCACCCTCCCAGCCGGCGGCGAACCACCCGGCGAAGCCTTCAGGTGCCCATGCGCCGATGTCCTCGCCACACTCCAAGGACCACTCGGCGTTCTCAAGCGCAGCCCGCTCGGCATACGTGGCGCTTGAGAACGGGCCGAGCATGCCGGCCACGCCGTCATAGTCGGTGTCCGACCAGACCTTCGTGCCATGCGGGTCGGATGGGTCCGAGCAGACCAGGAACTCGCACTCACGCCCGACCGCGTACCGGCGGCCGGCTTCCTCGGCGAAGTAGGTGAGCGTGATCAGGCAGCCGGGCGCCGCCGGGTTCACGAAGTGGACTCTGTACGCCGCGCCTAGCTGACTATCGGCGGCCGGGCCGCCGGTCGTGACTCCGCTGCCGTCCGGCTGCCAGCCCGTGGCGGGCACAGCCGGGGCCGCAGTGCGCTTGCTGAAGATGCCCATCACAATGTCTCCACTTCTCCGCAGGTGAGGCACTCGTAGGCGGCGCCCCAGTCCGAACTGACGTCGTCATAGTTGTGACAGCCGCAGGACGAGCAGGTGAAGCTGGGCTCGTGCGCGCAGGTGTTCGACTCGACGTCGAGCGCCCACCATGACCCCGACTCCCGGTGCCAGCCGATTGGGCTGTGGCAGGCCCCGCACTGGACCACGAGCATGGCGTCGGGCTTCTCCCACAACAGCACCCGGCAGCCGTCGCCCGCCTCAACGCGGAGGTAGGGCCCCTCAACAGAGAGCACGGTCGCCATCTCGCCGGTGCGGAAGTTGTAGGCGGTGTCCTTCGGGCCGAACACGTCCTCGGGCTCGCCGCGGCGTTTGGTGAACAGTCCCATTACGAATCTCCCCTTCGGATGTTGAGCACCACGATCAAGGCCGTCAGGCAGGCGATCCCCATGAGCGCCACGATCGGCCACGACGGGCCCGCTGATGCGGCCTGGTGCACCACCGTGACGTGGGTGATCGTCGGCCGGGGTGCCGGCCGGGGGGCCGCGTGGCCGGTGGCCGGGTGGTCGTGCCGGAAGTAGAGCACCGCGATCACGACGGCGGCGGCGGCGCAGGCGAGGCTGCCGAGGGTGCCGCCCCGGGTGACGTACACGGTCGTCGCGTCGGACCTGTCCAGGCGCCGGCCGATGAGCGCGACGACAGCGAACAGCACGAGGATCCCGGCCACCCAGTGCGCCCAGGTGTCATGCCAGAGGGCGTGCCAAGCTGCGTGCCCGATGCAGGCCTTCGAGGTCCAGCAAGTGACGTGCGACGGGCCCCGGTTGGGTTGCGCGCTGAGCAGTCGCATGGTGATCACTGGCCGCCACTCCCCTCGTCCTCGCCGCGCAGCGCAGCAAGCACACCCGGGAGGCCGTCAGGCCCGACCAGGACATCGCGGGCCTTGGAGCCCTCGGACGGGCCGACGATCTTGCGCCGTTCGAGCTCGTCCATCAGCCAGCCCGCCTTGGTGAACCCGACCCGGAGTTTGCGCTGAAGCATCGACGTGGAGCCGAACTGGGTGGAGACGATGATCTCGGCGGCCCGGGCGAGCAGTTCGGTGTCGCCCTTGCCCGCCGCCGGCGCGTCACCACCCGGGGGTGGGGGCGCGGGATCGGTTCCCCTCGGCGCGGACGGCGCCACGATCTCCACCTGGTCGAGAAGCACGCCACCCTGCTGCTTGCACCGCTCCACCACGTCGTCGATCTCCCGCTCGGACACGTACGCGCCCTGGATCCGCTCGGGCCGCATCGCCCCCGCGGGGAGGAACAGGCCGTCACCCTGGCCGATGAGCTTCTCCGCGCCCACCTGGTCGAGGATCACTTTGCTGTCGGTGCCGCTTGCGGTGGCGAACGCCAGCCGGGTCGGGATGTTGGCCTTGATCAGCCCGGTCACCACGTCCACGCTGGGCCGCTGGGTGGCGATGATCAGGTGGATTCCCGCGGCCCGGGCAAGCTGGGTGATCCGCACGATCGAGTCCTCGACGTCGCGGGCGGCGACCATCATCAGGTCGGCCAGCTCGTCGACGATCACCGCGAGGTACGGGTACGGCCTGGCCGGCGACCCGTCAGGCAGCCGGACACGCCCGGCGCGGGCGTTGATGTTGAAGTCGTCGATATGCCGGACCCCGGCCGCCTGCATCGCGGTGTAGCGGGCATCCATCTCGCTGACCACCCACGCCAGCCCCTCAGCCGCTTTGCGGGCGTCCGTGATGATCGGGGTGAGCAGGTGCGGCACACCCGCGTAGGCGGCCAGCTCGACCCGCTTGGGGTCGATCAGCATCAGCCGCACCTGGGCCGGGGTGGCGCGGGTCAGGATGGAGCAGATCGCGCAGTGGACGGCCGTCGACTTCCCCGCACCAGTCGCGCCGCCGAGCAGCCAATGGGGCATCTTGGCGAGGCTGGCAACCACCGGCTTTCCCTCGACGCTCTTGCCAAGGCCCATGATCAGCGGGTGCGTGTCTTTCGCCGCCACCGGGGAGCGGAGCACGTCGCCGAGGGTGACGGTTTCCCGCTCCGGGTTCGGGTACTCCAGGCCGACCGCCGACGTCCCCGGCGCAGGTGAGAGCATCCGCACGCCGTCCACGGCGCGCAGTGCCCGCGCGAAGTCCTTTTCCAGGCCGGTGATGGCCCGCACTCGCACACCCGGGGCGGGCTCGATCAGGTAGCGGGACACTGAGGGGCCGCGGACAACACCCAGAACGTCGGCGCGGACCTCGAAGTCGTCCAGCACGCCGGTGATGGCGGCGCGGGCCGGGTCGGAACCGTCGCCGCGTGTCTTCGGCCGGGCGCCGGCGGCGAGGACAGCCGCGCCGGGAGCCACGTAGTCGCTCTCCTTACCGGCCCCACTCTCGGCTGCGGGCTCGGCCGGGGGCTCGGGCTCGTCTTGCACGACCGGCGAGACGTACGGGCCCCGGCTGGTCACCTCGAGCGGTTCGGTGACCGGCTCAACCGCCCGGCCCGCGACAGTCTTGTGACCGCCGTGGGTGACCCGGTGCAGGTACAGGTGCGGCGCCGACACCCCCGCGGCGCCGAACGTCAGCAGCGCCGGGACGATGTACAGCGGGCCGGCGTGCCCCAGCGGGGACCAAGCGGTGGCCAGTAGCAGCCACAGCGACCCGGCCGCCCAGGTGAGGGTGGCGTGGACATTGCCGTGCTTGCGGGCCTTGCGGCGGAAGATCGCCCACGTGCCCACGCCGAGGCAGGCGAGGATGGCGAACGCGGCGGCGGGCAGGAAACCCGCGGCGGGCCGCACGGCGAACCGGGTGAAGCACGCGGCGGCGAACACCGCGACCATCCAGAGGTACGGGACCAGCAGGCCACGGTGCGCTGTCGCCAGCGAACGCAGCTGCCCCGGGGGGGCCTCGGCCTGGGCCTCTTCGGGCTCGGGCTCGGGCAGTTCGGGGGCTTCCCAGTGCCGTGCGGCTCGCATCGGTTACTTCCTCCTGCCAGCGGGGAGCGCCCTGCGGGCACCGGGAGTGGATGGGAGCGGCGGGACGCTGCCGCCGGGGCGGCCGCCGAACGAGGGGGTCTTCTTTCGGCTGCCTCGCAGTTTCATGCCGAGGATCAGCAGGCCGAGGATGACGGCCCCGCCGATGGCGAGGACTATCGTGCGGTGGTCGCCCGGGCCCGCCATCGCCGCCTGGGCGGCCTTCCCTGAGCTGATCCGGCCCACGGTGCCGCTGAACGCCTGGCTTGCCTCCATCGGGTTGAGCAGGCCCCGCTTGGCGATGGTGCCGAGGCTGCCGAAGAACAGCACCAGCGTGGTCCCGAACACCGCTGAGATCAGCGGCGTGAGGACCGGGTGGTGCTTGTGCCTGCGGACCACCTGGAACCAGAAGCAGATCCCGCCGACGACGGTGGTCGCCGCCAGGAACCCCAGGGCCAGGTCGGACTGCACCAGGGACGCGAGGGCGTCGGACCAGACGGTCAGCCCGATGGTGGTCAGGAACGCGGCGAGCCCGATGAGGAGGGCCTGGAAGCGGGGCATCTTCTCGTGGTGCCAGAACGTGACGCCACCCGCGCCGACGACCAGCGCCAGCAGGAGCGCCGCCCCGTGTGCTGCGTGCATGATGATCTTCCTCTCAAAGGGTCAGACGACGAGCCAGATGATGGCGATGAGGAGCGGGACGAGCGGGGCGCAGATGAGCAGCGCGGAGAGCAGCCGGGCCTGCCGCTGGAACAGTGCGGCGCAGGCCAGGCAGAACGCGGCGGCCGGGTTGCCGACCAGGTGGTAGTACAGGAGGTTCTCGGTGTCCAGCCAGGAGCCCTCTTCGACGCCGGACTCGCGCCACCTGCGGTCTCGGGTCCACTGCGCCTGCTGCTCGACGGTGGCCGGGGCGGAGTTACGCAGGCCCTTGACCACGTTGCCGTCGCGGCGCTTCAGGTCGGCGGCGCGCTGGCGGGCACCGCGGAACGCCTGCCCGACGAGCGCGCCCGCCTGGGCGGTGGCCGGGGCCTGGGCGGTGGGGAGGGGCACGACGTTGCCGCTGCCGCTCTCCGCCGGTGCGGTTTCTTCGGTGGCCTCGGGCTCGGTGTCGCCGTTGATGATCCGGCGCAGGCGCGGAATGTCGCCAGCCATCAGATGTCCTCTCCAAGGGTTTCGGCGCGGGCGGTGTCGAACGCGGCGAACAGGTCGGTGGGCTGCGGCATCCCGCGCAGCCGGCGGGGTGAGCGGTACTCGTGGACGGTGGCTGCGATCGCGAGGAGCTGGCCGGTGAGCACGGCGTCGAGCAGCGCGGCGTCGGCGGGGTGCCGGCGGCGCAGCTTCGCCGTCTCTGACCGGAGGCCGCGGATCGCCTCGGTCAGCGCGTCCGCGGTCCTGCCTTCGGTCAGGGCATCCCGGATGGCGGCCTCGTGCTCCGACGTGCGGATCGCCGCGCGGAGGGAGGTTCGTCTCGTGACCGCCATCTCGGGATTCCCTTCCTGGCTGATGGGTTTGGTTTGGGGCGGTGGATGGTCAGGAGCCGACTGCCCGGCGGATGCCAGCCAGGATCAGGCCGGCAATGAAGATGACCAGGCAGCCGGCGAAGACGACTTCGAGGACGCCGCCGTGCGCGGACATCTGGCTGATCTTCTGGCCGGCCTGCTGCAGGTACCAGGTGGCGGTGTGGCCGTGGTTCTTGGCGACGTCGAGGAAGTAGTCGGGCATGGATGGTTGCCCCCTTCGGTTAGCAGTCCGCGGAGAACGGCTTGGTTCCCCACCTGGATGCGGCGACAGCGCTGGCCACTGCCTGAGCGTTGTCACCAGCCCGCAGAGCGGCGAGGACGCCGCCGTACAGGCCGTTGTGCAAAGCCGTGCGGGTGGCCTTGAAGCCTTCGCGCCAGGACGGGTACGCCTGGACACCGACCGAGTTGATGGGCCACGAGCCCGGCTCGCGCTGGGTGGTGTTGAGCGGGTTCCCATCGGCGTCGTTGCCCCAGGCGCCGCCCTCTTCGTGCTCCCAGGCGACCATCGCGTTCATGTCGCACCCGGTCCGCGGCAGGTGGTCGTAGCGCAGGAACGCCCGCGCCCATGTGACCGGGGTGTAGGCGTGGCCGCTGGGAAGCGGGCCGTGGCCGTGGAAGCCAGCGGCGAGACCGGCCACGCCGCCGGGGCTTTGCAGGGCGAAGTAGGCCCCCACCCCCAGTGCGAGAAAGATGCCGGTGCCGCCGCTTCTGCGCTTGCTCACGGCAGCGTCACGCCCACACGGAGGCAGGCCACATGCAGCGTGCGTATGTCGGCGGGAGCCAGGATGCCAGCGGCCACGTCAGCACGCACCTGCCGGGCGATCGACGCAAGGGGTTCCGTGGCGTGCGCCTGGGTGTAGGCCAGTTGCGGGTCGTCGGGCACAACGGAACCGCCCCAGACGACCTGTGTTCCGCTGGCCATGACCTGGCAAGCGCCGACATCGGGGTCCGGCTGGTGCGAGTTGTGAAGGATGATTGCCGTTAGGGCGGTGGCTGCTGCGATGCCAACCGCCGTCACCGCGCGCATCACGCGGCCTTTCCGGAAGCCTGGGCGCACTCCTTCAGCAGGGCCGCCCAGTCCGGGCCGAGCCGGAGCGTGTGCCGGAACGACCGGGACGCCTCGTCGGAGGCGACGCTGCGGGCGATGGCCGCGAACTTCCGGCCCTCGGGGTTGGCCGCCATGTGCGAGGCCACGTTCCGCAGGGCCGCGTAGCCCGGGACGTTCAGGGAGCCACTGTGGGCCAGGTCCAGGGTGTGGCAAGCCGCACCCGGGGTCAGGCTGGACTGGCTCGCGGTGGACGGGTCAGCGGCGCCCTTGGCCATGCTGAACAGGAACAGCCCGCCTACCACGACGCCGATGATGAACAGGAACTTCATGGCCGGGGCACCTTGGGATGCGGATGGGCGGCCGCCGTGCTGCCCGGTGCGGGGACTGGCGCCTGGATCACATGGGTTCCGTACAGCACCTGGCTGGCCAGCAACAGGCCACCTATCACGACTGCGATGGGGATCAGGAATTTCACGGTTAGCTCCTTAGTGCCTTGAAGGCCGGGTGAACCCGACCGGGTTGGTGTCGCCGGGAGCGCCCAGCGGGCCATAGTGCGAGATGCGGATATTGGTCCCGGTCGCGTACGCCTCGACCATCAGGTGCTTGCGCGGGTTGATCACCAGCCCGACGTGGCCGGGGCTGACGTCCGAGCCGTCCGAGCCAGCAAAAAACGCTTCATCGCCAGCCTTGACCTGGGACGGCGGGACCTTCGTGCCCCAGTCCCACTGCTCGGCAGCGGTGCGTGGCTCGTGCACACCAGCGGAGGCGTACGCCATCTCGGTCAATCCCGAGCAGTCGTAGCCGCCCGGACCGGTGCCGCCCCAGATGTACGGTTTCCCGATCTGCGCCTCTGCGTAGCGGATCGCCACCCGGGCCGCATGGGTCGGGGCCTTCACGCTGTCCATGTGGACGCTGGGCAGATGGCCGCTGAAGGCGAAGTAGGCGCCGATACCCAGCGCGCTGAGCGTCCCGATGCCACTGGACTGGCGGCGGCTCATGCCGAGCACCTCGCAGCCGACTCCGCGAACTCGGCCAGCGCCGGCCAGATGAAGTCGTTGTCGCCCCAGTCCTTGGCGATCACGGCCACCTGCCACATCGAGCACAGCTCCGCGACCACGCCGCGGGAACACGACGGGCCGTAAACCTCCTCGATCTCCGGCACCGCCATGAAGTCGGCCGCCCACCGGAGCGTCACGCCGCCCTCCTTGGTGACCGCGTGCGCGTCACCGAACGGGTCCGGGGACACATGCCGCGGGGTGCGGTGCGCGATCACGGTCAGGCGGCTGGGCAGGTGGATCGCGTGCACCAGCGGGACCATCGCCTCGGGGACGAAGCCCTCCACGAACGCGCGCTGCTTGACGAACACGCCCTCGATCACGTCGGCGTCGGCGTGCTGCGCGGCGCGGGTGACGAATCCTGCCCGGTTGACCGCGGCGAGGGTGGCGCATTCGGTGCGCTGGGCGGTCAGTTCCGCCAGTTCGCTGAGGGAGCGGATGGGACGGGGGCGCAGGAGGCTGGCGATCATGACGCCGCCTTCCGGGCGGCCGTCCATGCCCGGCCGTGCTCCTCGGCTTGGACGCGCCGTGTCCGGATGGCGTCGGCAACGAGGTCGTTGATCCACGCCAGCGGGACGAACGGGGTTGTGCCGATCAGGACGGAGGGGAAGTCTCGCGACTTGATGCGCCGCTGCACGGTCTTGTCGCTGATGTTCAGCACGTGCGCGGCCTGGGCGATCTTCAGCAGAACGGGACCGCTGAGAACGGCCACGGCGGGCGGTGAAGCTCCCATCCGGTCCTCCGGTGTCGGTCTGGGGTGGACAACTGAGCCCAGTGTTAGCCAGATCGGAGGTCGAGTCAAGCAAATTTGAGAAAATTTGCTACAGTGAACGAGCCAGATGGGAGTTCCCCGGCCCGACGCTGGACGGCCGGGGAACATCTGGGCAAGACTGGGCCCACCCAACTGGCAGGAAGGACCCAGCAATGGAGAAGATCCAGGCAACGTGGCGTCGTTCAGCACCCGACGGCGGCCCCTGCGTCGGCGGCGACTGCGACACCGTGTACCCGCAGACCGTCCGCAACGGCCGGCCCGGCCGCATCGCCATCCTTGAGACCATCACCGGCGGCGAGCTCGCCCACCTCGAGCACCAGCCAGCCGCCCACGAGTCCGCTGTTTTCATCCCCGACGACGTGCGCGAGCACCTGGGGGGATGAGCATGGGCACGCCGGTCAGCGGCGAAGACTTCCGCCGGCTCCTCGACGGCTTCGAGGCGAGCTGGTTCAAGATGGAGACCCAGCCGGCCTACGCGATCGGTGCCGAACGCGACATGCTCGACCGCTTCCTCAGCGACGGCGAACTCCCGCCCCCCAGCGCGGTCGGCTGGTGGCAGGACTGGCTCAGCTTCGTATCCAGGCACACCGCGGCCGGGCGGGTTATCCAGCGGGTGCGTGTCCTGGATGAGCCCCCGACCGCCTACCAGCGGTTCCTGCTGGCCGGCAGCCACTGGCACGAGGAAGCCGGGGAGCAGGTCACCTACCTGCGCCGCGGCACAGCCGGGCGGCTCGGCCTGCTGCAGGGCTTCGACTGGTCGCTGTTCGACAACAGCACGGTCGTCGTCGCCCGGTTCACGGCGGCGGGGCAAGTGGCCGGCCACGAACTGATTACCGAACCGGAAGCCATAGCCCACTACCGCGCGATGCGGGACGTGGCGCTGCGGCACTCAGCACCAGCGGCAGCGATAGCCGCTGCCTGACAGAGAAGGGCATCCGCGTGCACCCTGCGGAAGAGATGCTCAGCCGCCCCGGCGGTCTTGCCGAACGCCTCTTTGGCATGCGCAAGGCCGCCGGGCTCGGTGTCGGCGAACTGGCCGAACGCCTCGGCTGGCCGACGCCGAAGGTGTCGAAGATCCAGCACGGGCGGCAGAAGCCGTCCGTCGATGAGGTCAGCGACTGGGCAGAAGCTTGCGGGCACCCGGAAGCCACGGCCGAACTGCTGGACCTGCTGGCCGAGGTCGAGACCGTGAGCTGGCGCTGGGACAAACGGATGTCCCGCGGCCTCGCCTCCATCCAGGAGGAGATAGCGGTACAGGAGCGCAAGGCCCGCTACATCCGGAGCATTCAGACCGACATCATGCCGGGCCAGCTCCAGACCGCCGAGTACGCGCGGCACATGATCACGATGTTCTGCAAGATGCAGCGCAAGGGCTTCGAGGACATCGAGGAGGCCGTGGCCGGCCGCATGCGGCGCCAGGAGACCTTGTACGACCCGGGCCGCACGTTCGAGTTCGTGATCAGGGAGACCGTTCTACGCGAGCAGGTCGGCAGCCCCCAGGTGATGCTCAGGCAGATGGACTGGCTGACCAACTTCACCGCCCTCGACAACATCACGCTCGGCATCTTTGCCGAAGGCGTGCCCCATGAGTACATCCCCTACCAGTCGTTCCGGATGCTGGACGAGATGGTTGTCGTCGAAACCTACGAGGGTGAGAAGCGGGATCGCAAGGACCCGGCGGACTGGAGCCGCGCCGCAGACCTGTACCTAGCCGAGAGCGCTGTCGGCGAGGACGCGCTGAGGCTCATCGCCAAGGCCGCCGCCTACTGGCGCGGGAAGGCCACGAAGACGGGGGAGGGCGAGGAGTGACCACGCCGATTGAGTTCGACGACGAACCGACTGCGCTCTACAGGCTGTACGACGAGGACGGCGTACTGCTCTACGTGGGCATCACCCGTAACCCGCCGGCAAGGATGAAGGCGCACGCGGCCGAGAAGTCCGAGTCGTGGTGGGCCGAGGTTGCCACCACGGAAATTGAGTGGCTGTCGTCCCGCCCCGAAGCGCTGACCGCCGAGAGCATCGCAATCCGCGACGAGTGCCCCGAGTACAACATCTCCGGGGCAATCCAGCAGGCGGGGCGGCGGGCACGCCTTTACCCCATGCGGCGTGGCGGGATGCGTTTGCAGGGGCCACACCGGGCCATCATCCGTATGGGAGGGACCGCCGTCGTCTATCCGGTGTGCTGCAATAGCGGCCCGGATGCACAGCACGTCGGGCGTGCTCGCTATGTCTGAGCGGCACGAGCGGGTGGCGGGGGACTGACGTGCAGCGCACCGTCACCACCTACCATCTCGGCTGGCGTTACGCCCGGACCCACGTCTGCGGCTCGCGTGCCGAGCGGAAGAAGCAGGAACCGCCGTACCTCGTCCACGGCGCCGGGATCGCTCCCCACAGCGCTCATGAGTGCGATGGGACGTGCGGCGACCCCCACTGCCTGGAGTGGCACGAGGGGTTCGCCGACGCGCTCAACACCTGAGCTGCGCTTGCCCTGAGCGGGTTCTTGCCGCATCCTTGCTGTATGTACGCCGTTGAGCGCCTCGGCTACCAGGGGAACTACTACGTTGTCGTCTACCGCGACGGGTTCCTGCTGCCGTTCGTGTTCGGCAACCGTTTCCCCCGCCGGGTCAAGGTTCGTTCCGGCACGACGAACCTCAACCCGGAGGACCCGCGGACGCTGCTCGATGTGCTGATGGAGCAGACGCGCCTGGACTACCAGCAGCGCGGGTGGGAGACGCAGTTGGGCGAGTTCAGTCTCGATGTGTTCATGCGGGACGAGTATGGCCAGCCGGTGGATGAGCCGATCTTGAGTGGCTGGCGGTATACGCCGGGGGTGCAGGCGCATCCGGAGTACGGGTCGTTTTCGGCGTAGTTTCTTAACTCTCCCTTTACCATGTACGTAATGTTTCCTTTGCCCTTTACTGCCCATTTTGGTTGACATGGGCTAATGGCAGGGGCACGCTTACGCACTGGTGGCCGGAAGATCCCTGTTTTGGCTGCCAGCGGCTGCGGGCGAGGCGGAGACCGCACCCTGAACCTGGCCGGGTGATGGGTCAAGTAGATGCCTCGCCCGCAGTCCCACCCAATTAGACCAGCAAGTCTTTCCGTTTCCCGCTCACGCCCCGTGCCCGGCCTGTTACGTTGTGTCCCACATCCCCGGCCAGGGCTCAGCAAGATCGCCGCAACGCCGCCGGAGCCCGCCTCTCCCGCGGCGGCAGCGGGGGGAACGGAGCGCGCCCGTGACACGGGACCGCTGGGAGCAGCACGCCACAACCGCCTTGCTCGTCACCGGTGCCGGGGCCGGGATCTGCCTCGCCGCACCGACACTGCTCGCCAACCTCGACGACCATGCCGGGCTGGTGCTGTTCGGGCTGTGCGCCGGGCTGCTGGTGGCCCGCCGGTGCTACCGCCGGCGGCGGAAGCTGGCGGAGATGGCCGACCAGATCGGCAAGACCGCGCAGACTGTCGGTGCCGTCGACCGGGCGCTCGCCGCCGGCTGGCAGGCCAGGACGGGGCAGGCCCCGCCGCTGCGGCTGCTGCAGGGCGGCGGTCAGCGCTGCGACGAGGCGGCGGCCGGGGGGGTTCCCGCGTCGCGGAACTCGAGGTAGCGGGTGATGAGCTCCATCTTGCCGGCGTCGCTCAGGCCCGACTCCCAGACGTCCAGTACGACCGGGTCGCTGATGTTGGCGGCCACGATGCGTGGAAGCTCGCTGGCGGGCGGGGGGGAGTCGCCAGCGAGCAGGAGGCGGGTGGTTTTGCCGTCGAGCAACTGCCGGATGGCGCGGGGGGCCAGGCCGAGGCCGCGTTCGATCCGGGCGGCGGTGTAGTCGCGGGGCGGCCGGCCGGCGCGGATGTAGCGCAGTGACGAGAGGCCGACCCCGGTGCGGCGGCTGACGTCTTCCCAGGACAGGCCGAGGGTGAGCCGGTGCTCGTTGAGCAGTTCGCCTAGCAGTTCGCCGCGTCCTTCGGGGGTCGTCATCGGGGGCTGCTCACCTCTTCACTCGTGCCACTCCGCTTGCCGTAGCTTACCAATCCTTGCCGCCCGGTGTTCATACCGGGCGCTTCCTGCACATATCTGACTACCTTCTGGCACCCGGTGCAAGCTTGTGGCGGCAAGTGCTTGCTAGTGGCGTCAGGTGGCGCTACTGTCGGTCACATGCCTGAAGACGAGACACTCGACCGGCGGAAGCTCCGGGACCTGCGCCTCGACCAGGGGCTCACCCAGCGGGAACTAGCGCGCCGGTGCAAGCAGCACCACCCCGAAGGGAAAGCCGTAGCCCACCAGCAGATATCGCAGTTCGAGAAGGACGGCGGCTGGATACCCACCGCATCCACGCTCTACGCGATCGCGATGGTGCTCGGCGTCCGGCCCCGGGACCTGCGCAAGCCCAAGGTCGCCGCGTGACCACACCAGCCGACCAGCAGCGGTTCCGCGAAATGGCGGCACAAGAGGTCGCATCGAACGCACCACCCGCCGCACCCGGGCAGCTGGCCACCATCGCGGCACTGTTCGGCCCTGGGATCGCGGCGGCGCAGCAGCAACGCACAACGGCAGCTACGACAGCTGCCTAGCCAAGAAAGTCGTAGGCCCCCTGCGCAACCAGGGGGCCAACGGAGCCGACAAAGCCTTTGAACTCGGGGGCTTCCCTTGGGGGGATTCGGCTCCCTGAGCATATCAGGGAGGCAGGACGCAATGACAACATCAACGCCCAGAACGGCCGCCGGCCGCATTCACGTTTCTCTCGCACAACCCGGCGACGTCGTCCACGCAGGCCGGTTCCGCCACGTCCACGTCGAGACCACCAGCCGGCCGCTCGCCGGGAAATGGCGGGTCATCACCGGCACTGTCGGCACCTCAGCCGTTGTTATCCGGCTCGACGCCAACGCCGAGGTCGTGCTCGTCATCCGGCCCCGCCAGTACCAGCCCACCCCGGAGATGCTGTACGGCCTGATCGCCGAGACCGCCCGCACCGTGGGGCATCTTGAGGCGGTCGTCGGGGACCTCGACGACGGGCTCGAGGTCGAAGGCTACGAGGGGAACCCGTTCGCGCGGGAAGACTCCTGGCTCGACCTGCAAGAGCAGCGGGCCAAACTGGACGACCTCATGCGGCAGGCCGGGATCGCCCCGGTGGTGGCCGCATGAGCATCGCAGCCGGGACGCTCCCAGCCGCGCCGGCCGCCGACCCGCTGGCGCCGGTCACCAACAAGCACACCGACGAACGGTTCTACCCGTACCCACCGGACCCCACCCAGCTGTTCGAGTCGGTGACGTGGCTGATCTCCGCCACCGACTCCAAACCGTGGATCGCCAAATGGCACGGGCGGACGTCGATGGAGTGGGCGGTCGACAACATGCGGCTGCTGCTCTACACCCTCCAGCGGGAAGGGCGGGACGCCGCGGTCGCGCTCGGCAAAGACGAGGCCGACCGCCGCCGCCAGGTCAAAGCCGACGCCGGCACCTACCTGCACGACGTCGGCGAGGCCCTGATCCTCTGGGCACGGGAGCCTCAGAAGACCGGCCACCTGATCGCCTACCCGGTGATGCCCGACCACCTGCGCAACGCCTACTACGACGAAGAGCTTGTGCCGGTGATCACCTCCCAGATGGAGGACGGGTTCGTCCAGTTCATCACCGACTTTGGGTTGCGCCCGGAGGACTTCCTCGCCTGCGAGATGCAGGTCTACAACCCGGACCTGCGGATCGCCGGGACGCTCGACACCATCCTGGTCCTGCGCGGCTACAACATCTGCGGCCAGGCACCCTGCCACCTCGGCGCGTACTGCCCCGGCAAAGCCACCCACGCGGTCGCCGACCCGGGGCACGACCTGGTGCTGTGCGTGGACTTCAAAACCGGCCGCACCCTGGATGGCACCGTCAAGGAACAGCTGGCCGGCTACCGGCGCTGCCCCGAGTGCCGCCCGGACAAGACCGACGACCGGCTGCACCCGACCCCGGCGACCGAAGCCGGCGCGGTGCTGCACCTCCGCCCGGAGTACCCCGGCGGGTACCTGCTGCAGCTCGTCTCCGCCGGCGAGGACGAGGCGGCGTGGGAGCGGTTCCTCGGCTCCATCGACCTGCTCCGCGGGCGGCAGTCGTGCAAGGGGAAGCCGGGTACCAGCATCCGGCCGCTCCGCCCGGACGGCACCGTCCCCGGCCCGCGGCTGTGCGACCTGGCCGCCGAAGGGTACGGCTATTCGCTCGCCCCGCTCCGCGAGGCGTTCGGTGCCGCGATGGAACTGGAAGACCTGGCCCGGTTCACCGCTGGTGACGTCCTCGCGGTCAAGGGTGTCGGCCCCAAGGTCATCGAGACCGTGCGGGAGATGCTTGCGAAACACGGCCTGGCCCTCACACCCGGCACGCGGCTGCGCGACATGGCAGCCGAGGGGTACAGCGGGCTGGCCCCCGTCATCGCGGCGTTCGGCGGCGACTGCGAACTGGCGCAGCTTGCCCGGTTCACCGCAGCCGACCTCCGCGCCGTCAGGGGCGTCGGCCCCAAGCTCATCGGCACGATCCGCCAGATGCTCGCCGCCAGCGGTTTGAGCCTGGCCACCGAAACCACCGCGCCCGGAAAGGTTGCGTTAACCCAATGCCTATCACCGGAGTACTTGACCTCCAGCGCCGCTCCCTGCCGCTGGGCGAGATCCGCATCGGCGACTCCATCCCCGGCAAGAACGGCGGCCGCCAGCCTCGCCGCCTTGAAGCGTTCCGGTTCACCACCCCCGTCGAAGAGACCGCCGCCGCGATCGCTGAACGGCTCGGCGGCCGGCCGCTGCCGTGGGACCGCCGCCGGGGCTACTGGGTGGTGGACACCGACGTCGCCAAGATCGACGTGTGGGTGCCGCCGCGAGGCCGGGCGGTCGACGCCTGGATGGAAATGTGGGACGGCGGGAGGTGCCTGCGCCGCTGCGATGGCATCACCGAGCAGCGGTCCGGCCGGCCGTGCATGTGCCCCCAGCCGCAAGACCGGGCTGACCCGGCGCAGGTCACCCGCGCGGCAGCCGAGCGGGAACGCCTCGCCAAGCTCAAGACCCCGCAGGGGTGCAAGCCGCTCACCCGGATCAACCTCGCTATCCCCTGGCTTCCCGGCGTGATCGGCGTGTGGCGGCTCAACACCGGATCCAAAAACGCCGCTGTTGAGACCGCCGACACTGGCGAGGTTCTGGAGCGGGCACGCGGCATGGACGTGTACCTGCCGGCACAGGCACTGATCCACTGGCGGCCTGGACAGGACGGTCACCCCTACCCGGTACCGGTTCTGCGCCCAAGCCCCTCCGCCGAGCAACTCGCGGCACTGCCGACCGGGATGGACGGGATGCTCGCCCAGCTTGGCGCGGGCGAGACCCAGAAGGCGATCACATCCGGCGCACCCAAGCGCACCGAGTCGGATGAGACGCCCCCGGCCGCAACCCCCACCCCCAGGCCAGCAGCAGCGCCGGTGACCGCCCAGCAGATCGCGGACCTCGCCCACCTGGCGCAGACCCGCGGGGACATCGACAAGCTCGCCGCCCGCGCCAAGGAGGCGGACCTCGCCGACGACCTCGTGGACTCCAGCCGCGACGGGGAGCCCGAGGTGTTCGAGGAGCTCAAGGTGCTGCTCAATGCCCGCTGGATGGAACTCCCGGCGCCGCAGCGGGGCCGCAGTCAGCCCCGGCAGCGGGCCCCGGAACCGGCGGCCGGGGCGGCGGCCGAGCCCGAGGGTGGTTCCCTGTTCGACGGCGACCCCGCCTGGGACGGCCAGTGAAGCGCACGCCGATGCCGCAGCGCACGGCACCCCTGGTGACCAGGACACCCCTGGTGACCAGGACCCCGCTGCAACCCAAGACTCCGTGGCGGCCTGCGAACTCCCCCCGCAGGCCGTCAGGGGCAGCCCAGGTGGTCCCGGACATCCCCAGGGAGCGGGCGCCCGTCAGCCGGGGCAGCACCGGGCCCGACGCCAAGACACGGGAGGCGGTCTACGAACGCGACCGCTGGCGCTGCGTCTGCTGCGGAACCCCCGTCAAAGGCCGCCCACACTCGATCGGCCACCGCAAACGCCGCAGCCAGGGCGGCCGCCACGAGATGCCCAACCTGGTGACCTTCCTCGGCTGGGGCAACGGCCTCACCGGCGCGGAGGACCACCACTACCGCATCGACCAGCGGCGCAACCCGGCCGACGAGGACCGCGGGCTGACGGTCCGCTCGTACAAGAACCCGGCGGACGTCCCAGTCAGGTTGTGGGACGGCCGCCTGGTCTTCCTGACCACTGACGGCGGCCTCTCGGACAGTCCAGCCAGCCCCCGAAAGGACACCTGATGGCCGGTTTCCTGCTCGCGTTCAGCGTGATCACCGTCCTCGCCGGCCTCTGTCTGGCGGCGGGCATCGGGGCTGTCCGGGAGCACCGGCAAGAGCGGCGGCGCAAGGCATGAGCAACTCGATCTGCGCCGACCTGTGCCTGGCGGTAGCCGCCGCGATCATCCTCGCGGTGTTCGTGCTCCCGTCCCTGGCCGGCCGCCACCTGCGGCGGGCCAGCGCCAGGCGCAAGGCCCGGCGTCAGCACCCGGCATCGCAGGTGCCGCGGCAGCGGGATCCAGACACGGCCCAGGTCATGAGCCCCAGCGAGCGCGTCATCTTCGCCCACATCGAAGCTCACTTCAACGACGGCACCAGCCTGCCCAGCGCAGGCGGAGAGGACTAACCCCATGCCTGGATCACGAGGAACACCCAGGGGCAGACGCGGGCCCGGCGAACCGGGCAGGCACGCCGCGCGGGCACAGCAGGAACCGCAGCCGCCGCCTGCCGCACCGCCGGGTGTTGTGCCGCTGCCCTGGCGCCGTTCCGGCCTGGTCACCGGCCCCGGCCCCCTCATCGGGCCAGCGGCCGCGCCGTCCGTGCCAGAGCCAGTGCACGCCCCCGGGGCACTGGGCTGGCCGGCGGAAGTGGCCGCGCTCGCGGTCGTCACCGAGCCGCCCGAGGGTTCGGTGGTGGTGGCGACGTTCGACCCGCCACCCCAGACACCCAGGTCTGAGCCGTGCTATGTGTGCGGCGCCCCCACCTACCCCTGGCCGTTCGACTACGCCACCGTGCCGGGGTTCGCGATCTGCCCGCCTGACGAGAACCTGGCGTGCCTCGACCGGGCCAAGGCCAGGAGAGACGCCGAGCAGGCAGCCGAGCGGGCGGCACAGACAGCGCCCGGGGACGGCGAAGAGCAGCCAGGCACCGGCGAGCCCTCCGAGGTCACCGAGGACGGCGGCGATGCCGCTGACGCCGGGGAAACCGGCGCCAGCGAGCACGAAGAGCAGCCACCCACCCCGGACGGTGGCGAAGAGGCCGCGGCCGGGGCCGGGGACTCCGGGGAAGGGGAACCGGTCCCGGCCGCGCCCGAAGAGGACACCGGGCAGAGCGCTGAGGCGCAGGACGGCGGCGAGCAGGCATGAGCGACAAGAGCAAGATCGAGTGGACCCAGAGCGACGACGGGACACCCGGCGCCACCTGGAACCCGGTCACCGGCTGCACGAAGGTGTCGCCAGGCTGCGACCACTGCTATGCCGAGACGTTCGCCGAGCGCTGGCGCGGTACCCCTGGCCACCACTTCGAGAACGGCTTCGACGTCACCCTGCGGCCCGAGCGGCTAGAGCAGCCGCTCCGGTGGAAGCGCCCCCGCCGCATCTTCACAAACAGCATGAGCGACCTGTTCCACGAGGCCGTCCCGGACGACTACATCGCCCAGGTGTTCGCGGTGATGGGCGCGGCCCGCCAGCACACATTCCAGTTGCTCACGAAGCGGCACGCCCGGATGCGCTCGCTGCTCTCATCCGCCGACTTCGCCCAGACGGTGACCACCGGGGAAGGCGCCACCATGCGCGCACACGGGCAGGCAGGCATCGTCCCGGCAGCGACATGGCCGCTGCCCAACGTCTGGCTCGGCGTCAGCGTCGAGGACCGGAAGTGGGCCGACATCCGCATCCACGCCCTTCTCGACACCCCAGCCGTGACCCGGTTCCTGTCCTGCGAACCGCTGCTCGGCCCGCTGAACATCTGGCACCTGCTCGACCCGTCCATGCCATGCGTCGACTGCGACGTCTGCGGCGACGAGCGGTTCGAGGACGAGATCGGGAACGGTCACGACCGCCTGATCTACGACGAGCAAGAACGCGAATCTGAGACGTGGTGCCCAGGGCCGAGCGCGGGCACGCTGCCGCGGCGCATCGACTGGGTGATAGCGGGTGGCGAGAGCGGTCCCGGAGCGCGCCCCTGCGATCTGGAGTGGCTACGCCAGATCCGTGACCACTGCCACCACGCCGAGGTCCCGTTCTTCCTCAAGCAACTTGGCTCGGTGCTTGGCCGCTCCCTCGGCGCTGGCCCGAAGGGCGGCGACTGGGACGCATGGCCCGAAGACCTCCGGGTCCGCGAGTTCCCGGCCACGCGAGAGGCGATCCCGGCATGAGCACTGTCACCTACAAGGTCACCCAGCGAATCATCGACGAGGGCCAGCGGGGCAGGTGCGGCAGCTGTCCTGTAGCTCTGGCGCTTCTTGCCTCGGGTCTCATCGACGTCTCCGCAGGCGGCATCTACGCGGTCGCCACCGGCAGTTGCGGCCACCGGATGCGGGCGCAACTCCCCGTCGAGGTGAGCGCCTTCATGGCCGACTTCGACCGCGGCCTGGCGGTGCAGCCACTCAGCTTCACCCTGACCTGGGATCTCGTGGAAGGACTGGCGTCATGAGCATCGCCTTGTTCCAGTACGACGTCCCCGGCGAGAAGCTCGAAGTCCGCGCCACCATGACCGGCGACGTCGAACTCACCGCCACATGCGGCGGCGACATCACCCAGGTCGTCACGGTCCACATCCAGGCGTGCGACGTCCCTTGGGTGGCACCTGGGATCGACCGGGCACTGAAGGCAGCCGTCGCCACTGGTGGGCACGTGGACCTCGTCGGGACAGCGAACGGCAAGCCCGCCCCGGCACTCATCCAGGCCATCTGCGACGCCATCCCCACCGACGCCATCGACGACCCGTACGAGGCTGAGGCGCTCGCCCGGTTCGTCGCCCGTGGGCTGGCTGCCCGCTATGACCTCACCGAGAAGACGGGAGCGACGGCATGAGCGGGCCTTCCGAGTACGAGTACGGCAGCATCAGCGCTGGGGCCAACGGCTATGGCCGGCCAGCACTCGCGATCAGCCGTACCGCCTATCAGATCGCCCCGGCCGACGTCCCGGAAGTCACCCGGGGTATCGCCCGCGCGCTCTACGAAGCCGCAGGGCTGACGGCGCCGGTGATCGCGGACGGGCCCGCACATCTGCCGACCATGTACGCATCGGTCCAGATCGGCCCCGCCCGGGTGCACCGCAGCATGGTGGGCGGCCTGCCGGTTGGGCTCGAGTGCGACTCGCCTCTCAGCGCCGCGACGGCTCGCGAGCTGGGCGCAACACTCATCGCGGAAGCTGACGAAGCCGACCAGGCCGCAGCGAAGGCGGCGGACGCCAGACCGGACCCCGAGCTCGTCAAGAGGATCGCCGGGGCGATGCCGTTCGGCGAAGACAGTCTTCAGGTCGACGGCTTCGCCAACCTCGCCGAGGCCGCCGCCCGCGCTGCTGCTGCCTACTACGCCGAGAAGACCGGGGGCACGTGATGGGCGCCCCCGAGACCGTCCTCGCGCTCGTCCACCGGGACGGCCACGTCGGAACCATGTCAACCGCCGGCCGTACCGACGACATAGTCCGGGCACAGCACGACCTGCTGCGCCGCATCGGCATCCAGGGATGGGGGATCAAACGCCTCAACCTGGAGACCGCGGTCACCGCCCACCTCGCCGGGTTCAACTGCCCCGTCTGCCACCTGGTGCTGCCGTGCGGCTGCTCGATGGAAAGGGTCAGCGCCTCCCAGTGCCCGCACGGGTCAGCTGACCGGATCCACCGGCTCGCCCACGACACCGGCTACTGCTCCAACGACAATCCCGCACACGTGGGGCCGCCGCTATGACGGCCACCAAAGGCTGCACGCGAGTACCCCGCCGGGAGTCCCCCTCGGCGGCGCCGGAAAGCGTGCAGGCCGGCCGGGCCGTTGCCTCCGTGGCGGCCCGGCCGGTTACGGCCTCCTGGGCCTGGCAGAGCTCGGCGGCGTGCCGCGGCCGCCCCCTCGAGCTGTTCTTCGGCCACGACGGGGAGCGGCAGCGGGACAGGGAGCGGCGGGAGAAGCAGGCGGCGGCGGTCTGCGCCGGGTGCCCCGTGCGGGCCGAGTGTTTCGGCTACGCGATCAGCCGGCCCGAACGATACGGGACGTGGGGCGGGACCGCCGAGGACGACCGTGAGACGGAACGCAGGAAGCGGGTCCGGGCTGCGGCGGCCCGTGCGCGGAGAGAGCGGGCCGCGTCGTGATGTGTGCCCAGACACCGAACCGCCCACCGGGGGAGGCCGGTGGGCGGTCCAGGGCGCTGCCGGGAGGGGCAGCTAGTCGTTGGTCAGTCAGCCATGCGGCGCCTGCGCTTGCGGCGCTTGGGGGGCTCCAAGGACGGTATCCGGCTGATGTGTTCCGTCCGGTACAGGTAGTCCGTCAGTTCGGCGATTCGCGTTGCCCCGATCTTGCTGGGGTCGCGCTTCGGGTCGCCGCCGTGCTCGTGGATCAGGTGCCACAGCTCGTCTTGCGCCTCGAGGCCGCGCCACACGCGGTCTGCCGCGTCGGCGATCTGTGCTTCCACGTCCATGCCTCCCATGATTCCACATCACGTACTCAGATCGTGATCTCGTTCATGACTCGCGCCATGACCGCGATCGTGTCTTGTGCTTCCACCATAACACATCAACACGTGTTGGTGTCACGAGACTTGCGCATGGTCTAGTTGCATGATGTAAGGTCATGACCGAGGTTAGCCAAGCAGTCCTACCAGCACATTGACCAAGAGAGGCGGCCGGAAGGTTGGCCACTTACACCAGGTTTGGGGACGAGTTCGCCTACGACTCCCGCGACCTCACCGATGCGGAGTTCCGCACTTACGGCGAGGCGCTTATGTGGTCCAACGAGCGCGGCCTCGATCTGTACGTCCCCAAACGCAACCTGCACCGGTTCGCCGGGTCGCCTGCCGCGACCGAAGCCGCGGCGGGGCTCGTTGCCAAGGGCTGGTGGGAAGACCGGGGGGACAGATGGTACATCGGGCTCTACCACCCGGAGTGGCATCCGACGCGCGAGCAGGTCCAGCGAGAGAGAGCGGCGAACACACGCCGCCAAGCGCTCTGGCGCGACGAAGAGATTAGGCAGGCGGTCCGCGAGCGGGACGCCGACCTCTGCCGGTACTGCGGCTGCGCCGTCCGCTGGGGTGGCGTCTGCGCGACCAACAGCGGAGTCTTCGAGCACGTAGACCCAGAGGGCGACAACAGCCTTGAGAACCTCGTGGTCGCCTGCACCGCGTGCAACACCAAGAAGGGTCCCAGGACGCCCGAGCAGGCCGGCATGGTCCTGCTCGACCCGCCGGGCGTCGCGGTGGCGGCGGGGAGTGGCGACTGATGCCCTCCGTCAGCTTCGACCCCCAGTACCCGATCCACCGCAAGGTCGACGGGCTCTCCGATGCGGCGTTCCGGCTGCACACCTCAGCGATCTTCTGGTGCTTCCGCAACACGACAGACGGCTTTATCCCCACCGAAGACCTCGACCTCGTGTGCCCACGGCTGCGGGGCGTTGAGCGCCTCGCGGCCGAGTGCGTGCGCCGGGGTGTCTGGCACCAGGCCGAGCAGGCGTGCACGTCCGAGAACTGCCCAGGGCCAGCGAGTGAAGGCGGCTGGGTGATCCATGACTACTTCGAGCACCAGCCGACGAAGGAAGAGGTTCGCGCCGAGCACGACGGCAAGTCGGACGGCGGCAGCTTCGGCAACCACCTCCGCTGGCACAAGGGGCGGAACGTGGTCAAGCCGGGATGCCCCCACTGCTTGCTCGCCTCATCGGATAACCGATCAGAGGACCCATCGGATAACCGATCGCAGGAGCGATCACACCTCCGATCGGTACCCGATCGCACCACCGAATCGGGTGCGAATCCTTCGCGTGCGCGCGCGGATCCTGGATCTAAAGATCTAGATAGATCTAAAGATCTAAGCGATCTAATCGATCAAGCTGCGGACCGTTACGCGCGTGCGCTAGACGATGACGATTTTCTCAAATCGATCATTGGATTGATTAACGACCGGACCGGGCGCGTCGTCACCGCCGGACATGCCAAAACGATCGCCAGCACCATCCTTGCTGCCGCCAAGAGACACCCCGACAACCTCGGTGCCTACATCCGCACGGCGATCCGCAATGAGCCCAACCCCAAGGGGCGGTTCCTGCCGCCGGCCGAGGACGAGCCTGCGCCGGAACCGGGGCCATGCGGCGAGTGCGACCGGGGGATGCGCGAGAAGCCGGACGGAACCCCCTACCGGTGCCCCGTGTGCCGTCCAGCACACGAAGCGGCCCCGTCATGACCGCCCCACGTGCAGCGGGCCCGGGCCACGCCCCAAACGCGGCCCAGGCCCACGACCCGACTCCCTCTCGGACAAGGAGCCGAATCATGAACGACCGTAAACCCGGACCTTCCGGGGAGGAGAACCGGCCCACCGCCGACGTGATCGAGTGGGACCTGCCAGCCATGGTGACCGTGGCCATAGCGATGCGCCCACGCTGGGACCGGGAAGAAACCCGGGCCGCGCTGCTGGCGATGTTCAACGCGAACTGGCGGCCCGGGTTCGCGGTCCTCACCCTGGCCCGCCACATCGCCCGACCCGAATCAACGTCGTACGACCTGCTGAACATCGCCCGCAACCCGGTGGACAGGTCCATCCCGCAGCCCGCGGACCCCTCGGTGAAAGACCGGCTGCTCGCGGGAATGCGGCAGCGGGCCGGAGAGGCGCAGCAGGCAGGGCGTGCGCGGGACGGTGCCCAGTGAGCCAGCGCAAGTGGACCCGCGGCGGCCACCGTGCCCCCTGCACCTGTGCCCACTGCCGCGAGACGAACCGGGCCTACGACGCTCGCCGCCGCCGCCTGATCGCCTACGGCCGGTGGGAGCCGTTCACCGCAGCCGCCCCCGTCCGCGAGCACATCAAGTTGCTCGCCGCCGCCGGGATCAGCCACCGCCGCGCCGCCGAGATCGCGGGCGTGCCACGCACCACGGTTGAGCACGTCATGTACGGGAGGCCAAGCCTGGGGCTGCCACCTGCGAGGCGGATCCGCACCGAAACAGCTCAGGCGATCCTCGCTGTCCAGCCGGCGGAGGAGCACCTGGCCAGCGGGGTGCAGGTCGACGGGACCGGCACCAGGCGCAGGCTGCAGGCGCTGGTCACTCTCGGCTGGTCGGAGCGGGCGCTGGCCGAGTTCGTTGGGATCGGTCACGCACACCTGACGAAGGTGGTCCGTGGCCGGCACGAGGTCACCGCCGCCACGGCCCGTAAAACCCGCGCTGTCTACGACCGGATGTGGGACCGGCCACCTGCGGAGACCACCCGGGGTGAGCGGATCTCCGCTGCCCGCGCCCGAGGGCACGCCACCCGGCACGGCTGGGCACCGCCCGGCGCGTGGGACGACGAAGGGCCGCACGGCATTGACAACCCGGACGGCACTCCCGCCGGGGTGCTGGTGAAGGAGAGCCCGGTCGTTGACGAGCGGGCCGCGTGGCTGGTCGCCACCGGGAAGCGGCGGGTTCCGCTCACCGCCGCCGAGCGGCTGTTCGCGGCCAGGCTGATCCTCGCCACCGGCGGGGGTGTGTCGCTGGTCGGGAAACGGCTCCACGTCAACGGCACCGTCGCCGCCGAGTTGGTCGCTGAGGCTGAGGCGCTGGGTGCCCTCGACGTCGACGCCGAGGGTGCCGCGGCTGGGCAGGTGGCGGCGTGACGGCCACCGACGAAGACCTGCGCCAGGCAATGACCGAAGGGGCCACCCTCGGCACCCTGCTTCAAGCACTGGACAAGGCAGGCGCCGAACCTGCCGCGGACCTGCGTGAAGGGCTCTACGGCCCCTCGGTGGCGGTGTTCGGCGCCGGCGGCACCTACCGGTACCTGCTGACCCGCCGGTGGGCTCCGGGGCCGGTGATGACCTGGGTGATGCTCAACCCGAGCACCGCGGACGCCTGGACGGATGACCCGACGATCGCCCGCTGCTGGCGGCGGGCGAAGGCCGCCGGGTTCGGCTCGATCGCGGTAGTCAACCTGTTCGCCCTGGTCGCCACCGACCCCGGCGAGCTCGACGGCCACCCGGACCCGGTCGGGCCGGGCAACGATGCGTGCCTGGCCGTGATGTGCCAGCCCGGCGGCGCTGTCGTGGCGGGCTGGGGATCGCATGGTGCCGGCTCCGGCCGCGCCGGCGAGGTCACCCGGTCGCTGGCCGGGGTCCGTTTCCAGTGTCTCGGGACCACCGCCAAGGGTCAGCCGCGCCACCCGGGGCGGCTGGCCTACTCGACGAACCTCACCCCGTGGGAGCCAGCATGATGCCCACCGACTCGCTGACCCCCGTCGTAGTCGCCAGGATCACCGAGGCGAGGAAGGCCCTGGACCTGTCCTCGTCGCAGCTGGCGGCAGACGCGGGCCACACCCCGGCCGCGGTTCTGATGATCGAAAACGGGAAACGTGGGCTGACGTTCCCGATGCTGGAACGGCTCGCCAAGGCCCTCGGCATAGATCCGTGGGTGCTTCTGCGGGCACCGGATGTGCCGTGCCCCAGGTGTGCGGGGGAACCTCCGGAGGGGTTCCGGTGCGGGCTGTGCGGGAGGGCCGGGTGAAGCCGCCGTTTATCTACTTCGGGGGGAAGTCGATCCTCGCCTCCCGGATCGCCGCCCTGCTGCCCGCGCACGGCCACTACGTGGAGCCCTACTGTGGTTCTCTCGCGGTCCTGCTGGAAAAGCGGGCATCGGGGATGGAAACCATCAACGACCTCGACGGGGCCGTGGTGGCGTTCTGGCGGGTGCTGCGGGATCAGCCTGCCGAGCTCGCGCGGATGTGCGCCCTGACCCCGCACTCTCTCGCGGAGTTCGACGGCGCCGAGGACGTGGACGCCCCGTGCGGCGACCTCGAGCAGGCCCGCCGCGTGTGGGTGCGGCTCACCCAGGGCCGCACTGGGACGCTCCGCAGCACCGGGTGGCGGCACTTCGTGGAGCCGGGCGGTTCGGCCCATGGGATGCCGGAATACCTGAGCGCCTACGTCGGACGCATGCACGACGCGGCTGAGCGGCTCCACCACGTGTCGCTGGAAAACCGGCCCGCGCTGGAACTGATCGAGTGGTACGGCCGCAGCCCCAACGTGCTGCTCTACGTGGACCCACCCTATTTGCGCTCCACCCGGAGCAGTGGGGCCTACCGGCACGAGATGACCGAGGATGACCACCGCGACCTCGCCAAGGCCCTCCAGCAGGTCAAGGCGTCCGTGGTGCTGTCGGGCTACCCCTCGGACCTCTACGACCGCGAGCTGTTCCCCGATTGGCACCGGACGGAGTTCGCATCGGGCACCGGCCAGAACGCCGAGACGTGGGGCAACCGTACCGAGGCGCTGTGGTCTAACCGCCCGTTCCCGCAAGGAACCCTGTTCGACGACGATGAGGCGGCGTCATGACGGGCACCCCGTGGCGTCTCTCCTGGCGCGCGGACCCCGTAGTTGCACGGCTCGCTGACGGCCACTACTCCCGCAAGACCATCGGAGCTGCCCAGTTCACCCCGCCCGGCCGCGTCCTAGTGCTCCGGAGCGAGGACGGCACCGCAGGCTGGTCCTCCCTCTGGCCGTTCGCCGACTACGTGCTCCACAACTGGGCGGGCGCGTGGATGAACACCCTGTTCGTCAAAACCGGCCCCGGCCTGGCATCCGACATGATCCGCCACGCCGTCGCGCACACCCTCGCCAAATGGCCCGACCCCCCCCCGCAGGGAATGGTGACGATGGTTGACGCCCGGAAGATCCGGGCCAAGCCCGGCCGGTACCGCGACCAGGGCGTGGGCTGGTGCTACCGCAAGGCCGGATTCCGGCAGGTGGGATTCACCAAGAGCGGCCTGCACGTCTTCCAGCTGCTGCCCGCGGACATGCCCGCGCCGGAGTTGGTGCCCGGCGGCCAGCCCACCCTGTTCGACGACGACCCGGCAGAGGTGGCCTCGTGACCGCCCTCAGTGGCCGGGACCGGATCGCAGCGGCGATGAGCGAAGCCGAACTCCAGTCGAAAATCACTTCGGGCACCCGCCGCGAACCGGGGATGTGCAAGCAGCTGGGCCTGACCTGGTACCACACCCGCGACTCGCGTGGCAGCGACCAGGGCTGGCCGGACCTGGTCATCGGTGGTGGCCGGTCGGGGCGCGTCATTTTCCGCGAGCTCAAACGGGAGGGGAAAGACCCGACCCCGGCGCAGCGGGCGTGGCTGGGCATCCTCACCGCCGCTGGCCTTGATGCCGGGGTGTGGCGGCCGTCCGATTTGCTGTCCGGCCGGGTGGCCCGCGAACTGGCTGCTCTGGCGCATGGACCTAAGACCTGCGGCACGCCGGACCGTCCGGCTGCCGTGCAACACCACGGAGGAGAGCAATGACCGAGACTCCCAGGTTCGTGACCCACTGGCGCCCAAAGGGTGTGATCGAGGCGGTCCACCTCACCGAAGACCTCGACTGGGACGCGGTAGCCGCCTGGTGCGGTGGCGATCACGGGCTGCAAGCGCTCGGCGACTCGGGCGAGTTCGACGGCCGGATCACTGTCGACGGGCTCGCCGGCGCCGAGCACGCCTACGAGGGCGACTGGATCGTCAAGCACACCGGGGGGTTCCGGGTGTGGGAGGACGGCCCGTTCCGCAGTGCCTACGACTCAGCCCCCGCAGGGCCGCCGGTGTCGCTCGCCACACCCCGGGCCACGCTGCACTCCACCGATCCGGCGCTGGACTAGCACCCCACCCTGGCCGCCACGGGGCGGCGGCCATCCCCCTGACGCCGCCCCGTGGCACCCCACCGAATCAGCAACGACGAGAGGACGAGACGACGTGAAGGAAACCGCCGTCGCTTCCCCGAACAAGCCCCGCCCCACCGACCCGCTGGCCCTGGAGGTGGCGGACATGCTTCAGCGCATCGAGCGCAACTACGAACTTGAGGGCTCCGGGCCGGGCAGCCGGTTCGAGGGCCGCCTGCTGGAGGACGTCCAGGCGGAGGCGGTCCTGCGCCGCGTGCTGGGAAGCGAGGTCCGGCCGTGACCGGCCCCGAAGCTCTCAAGCAGCTGATCGCCCGCGGTGCCTGGGTGAGCGTCACCAACCCCGGCAACCGCTCCTGCTGGGCGGGCCGGATCATCGCCTACGCCCCGGACCCTTCGGTGGTGATCGAGGGCGCGGACGGCACCCGGTTCTGCCTCCCGGCGTCGTTTTCCGTGGTGGAGGTCCAGCCGCCGAGTATGGCTGGACGCTCCCACGCGCCCGCTGTGGCGCCTAACGGGGCGCCCCGGGTGTCAGCGGGCGGGTCCGCGCCACGCAGAGCCGCAGAAGGCCTCGCAGAGGTCGGCCGGGCGGACCTCCTCCTGATTCTCGGGGCGGTCGCTGGCACCACGCCGCCTAGCGGCTGGCATCCCGGGCTGCTGCACGCCTGGAACCGGCTCTCGTCCGCCGCGGGGAGGACGCCGTGATCACCCCCGGCCTGTGGCCCCCGTCCCTGCTCCGCCGCCTGGTTGCGAAGTGGCGGAGGTGGCGGAGCTTCGACTGGGACAGGTGCCCGCTGGACGACGACCTGCCGAAGTCCCGGAGGCGATGGTGAGGCCCGCACGCGGCGTGTACCGCGGCTACTACACCGGCAGCAAGCGCGCCGGCCAAGTTCGCCGGGTCCACATCATCCGTGAGAACGGCCCTGCTGGGTGGGAGGCGGGCGAGCAGACGGAATGCGGCCAGCACGCCTGGACGGTGCAGCACTCGGAACCGGTCATCATCGACCCGCTGCCCGACCAGCCGCCGGAGGGCCTGACCTGGTGCCCGAAGTGCATCGGGCTGCTGGCGGAACGCCTCGGGGTGCTCGGCCGGGTCGCCTCAGACCTGGCCGCCTACGGCTCGTTCCTTGACGAGTTCGTCCCTGGAGCCGCCCCGTGATCCGTGCCTGGTTCCACCAGCGTCTCGGCCACCGGGTCACAGTCCCCGGCCCGGGGTGCAGGTGGTTCCGGTACTGCTGGACGTGCGGGCGCGGGTGGGGGCACGTCTGCTCGCCGCGGTGCGGCTACTGCGGGAACGGTGGCCAGCCGTGAGTTTTGTCGCTCCCGCTTCCAAGGTGCTCACTGTCCTGCACCGGCCCGACCCATCCATCCCGGCTGTGGAGACCGGCCCGGACCCGGCGGACGGGGCAACTGTGTGCGGGCTGCCGATGCTCCGCGCGGAGAACTGGCTTCCGGTGGAGCGGCGGGAAGGGGACCGGCTTTGCCCGGGGTGCGACGGAGCGGGCCGGCCCGAAGAGGTGGGGTTGTGGTGATGGGGTCGGTCAGCGGGGTGCCCGGTCACCCGTGGGTGCCCCACCAGTCCGTTTCGAAGCTGGACACGTTGCTCATGATCCGCCGTGCCCCCGCTGGGTCTTGCTCGGCCAGGGCGTCGACGGCCTGGCCGAGTTCGTGCAGCAGGTTCGCAGCGACCTCGGCTGTGGGGTCGGGGCGGCGGGGGTCGGCTGCGCCGGGCTGCCGTGCGAGCCAGCGCCAGTGCGCGAGTGTGGCGTCGGAGAGGCCGGCGTACCCGGCGGCTTTGGCGGCGGTGCGGGCGGCGTCCCGAAGCTGTTCGTCGGCCCCCCTGATGCCGACGACGAGCTTGTTCCGGTGCCGGTCGCTGTCTGCCATCTCGCCTCCGCGTTGTGGTTGCGCATTACGGTACCACGGGCTAATGTGGTCAACCACATGACAACCACGGGAGAGCCAGTGCCCATCACCCTGACCTTCTCCTGCGGCGGCTGCGAGGCGACCGCCGCAGGCACTGCCCCGCTGTACTGCGCGGCCAACGTCGTTGGCCGCTCGCACGGCATGGACCGGGTCCGCTTCACCGTGGACCACCCGCAGAAGTGCGCCCCGGAGGGCTGGGTTGCTTACGACCCGTACACCTCATGCACGTACTGCCCGGGTTGCTGGAAGGTCATCGAGTGTGACCACCCGGACGGCTCGCGGGTGATGCGGGGTGGCAGCGAGTGGGACTGGGAGACCTGCACGGCGTGCGGCGCCTCCCGGGCCGTTTGCGGCGACCCTTGCCGGGCCTGCCAGGACGGCACCGGGCACGACTGGATTCCAGAGCACCTGATAACGGCACAGGGGGACTGACCCATGACCACCACCACTCCCGAAGCCGCACCCAAGCCCAAGGTTTGCCGCTGCGGTGCCACGATCACCAAGCACCAGGAGAGCACCAACGCCTACGCCGACGAGTGCGGCGACCTGTGGTGCCCGGACGGCAAGCTTCACGCGCCGGTCTGCCCGCCCTCCGGGGTGAGGGACATGATCGTCCAGTGGCCGGACGTCAAGCCCGGCGACCTGGCGATCTACCTCGGCCGCCTGGACCTGGTCGAGGACGTCGCCGGCCCCGCTGACTGGGCTCCGGGCCGGGTGCGGATCCTCCACGGCGGTTCGTGGCACTGCCCGCGTGCTGACGAGTGGACCGCTGTCCGCCGGTACGTGGAGGGCGTCCCGGGTCCATCCCAGCGTGACCGCATCGCCGCCGCGGCCGGCTCGGTCCACATCGGCGACGTGGATCCCGGCACCGGGCACCTGTTCCCAGGCGACCAGGAGCGGATCGCTGACGCCATCGTGGCCGCGCTGGGCACGGAGGGGTAACGATGCAGCCGATCGGTGTGCGGGTGACCCGCCGCGAGCGCCGCCGGGCCTGGAAAGGCCACCCGACCGGCCGCCGCCGCACCCGCAAGGTCGTCACCACCTACGGCAGGCACCAGCGGGACCGGGACTGGCGTGAAGCGGTGAGGGCCGCGATCGAGGCGTTCGAGGCCGGGGAAGGTGACGGCCGGTGACCGCTCTGCGGGTGTGGCCGCCGGAGGTGGCCGCCGCCCAGGCCGTCTACTGCGGCGAACTGGCGCGGGCCAACCAGGCGCACGCCGCGATCTGGGACCCAGCTCAGGCGCGGATGGCCAAGGAGACGCGGCTGGCGCGCATGGCCCGCGACAAGATCCCCGCCGATGAGATCGCTGCGTGGCTCAACGCCGGGCAACGCGCGTCCGAGGCGTTCCAGGCGATCGAGGCCCCGGCCAGGGCGGCTGTTGAGGCGGTCCTGGCCGAGCATGAAAGGAGCGCGACCACGTGACCACCACGATTCCGCCCCGGCCCGGGACGCGGCCGCAGCCGTCGCTCCCGCCCGGTCTCCACCCGCCGGTCTGGCAGGACTGGGCCGCGACACCCGCCGAGGCTCTTGTCCGCTACCTCTGCACCGCCCTGGCGGTTGCTGAACGGACGCTTGGGCGGCTCCCGGAACCGGGGGACTTCGAGCCGGGCAGCGCCGACGCATGAGCACAGAACCCCTCCCGCGCCGCAACCGGCCCTGCGGGGAGTGCCCGTTCCGCAGCGACACCCCACCGGGGAAGTTCCCGGCCTGCCGGTACAGCGCGCTGCGCGCGACCGCGGGGAGCCCCGGCCACGAGGCCCCGCTCGGCGCACCCATGTTCGCCTGCCACATGACGCAGGAAGGCAAAGAGGTTGCCTGCGCGGGCTGGCTGGCCGTCTGCGGAATCGACCACCTTGGCATCCGGATGGCCGTGCTGACGAGCCGGCTGGAACCCGCGGACCTGGAGCCCAAACCGGGCTGGCCGCCGCTGTTCGCAAGCTACGACGAGATGGCCGCCGCGCAGGCGGGGGAGGACTAAGCGATGCCCACCATCAAGCCGGTTGATTGCAGCAATGAGGCGGGGCACGTGCACCCGGTGCCCGCCGTGGCCCGCCTCTACTGGCCGGACGGCCGGTTCAAGCCCGCCACGGCCTGCGCGTTCGACCTGCGCCTCAGCCTCGCCCAGTCTCTGGACGAAGGTGTTCCCGTGGAGGTCTGGCCCATCAGCCGCGAGCCGGACAGCGCCCTCGGTGTCGGCGTCTGGCGGCGTGCCCCCGACTGCGACCGCTGCAAGGACACGGGCCGGTTCCACGAGAACAACACCGAGGCCCACTGCGGCTGCAAGCGCGGACGCCGCATGTCCGAACTCTGGTACGCCGACAAGCACGGCCACTACCACCCAGATGCTTTCGAGCCCGAGCCCGCCCCGGAAGGACCGCCATTCTGATGCTTCCACCCCAAGATGTGCCGGACGCGCCGCCCATGGGCCGCGCGAGGGGAATCGCCACGCTCGCCGCTGTCACCCTGGCGATGGCCCTGCTTGCCTGCTTCGCGATCTGGACCGCCAGCGCCCACGCCTCCACCCTTCCCAGGTGCCGGACCGGCCAGCTCGCCGTCTCGGCTACCCGTTCGGGCGCGGCGGCCGGGACGGTCTACTACCGGCTGCGGCTGGCAAACACCTCGAGCGCGTCCTGCACGCTGGCCGGCTACCCGGGTGTGTCGTTCGTGTCCCGCCCGGGCGGCCACCAGGTCGGCCGGGCGGCAACCAGGTCCGCGGGCTGGCCGGCCCGCACCGTCACCCTGGCCCCTGGTGGTTCAGTGGTGGCCCGGCTCGGCCTGGCCGAGGTGGGGAACTGGCCGCCGGCGGTGTGTGAGCCGGTCGATGTCCGCTGGGTCAAGGTGTACCCGCCGAACGCCTGGGACGCCGTGACCATCCCGTTCCGGGGCCGGGCGTGCAGCACGAAGGCCCGCGATCTGTCCGTAACCCCCGTGGAGGCACCGAATGCCTGACCTGCCCGAGATCTCTGCGACCGGTAGCAACAGCGAGCCCTGGCCAGCCTTCACCCCCGAAACTGTCCGCTCGGCGGCGGCACAGGTCGCGGAAGGAATCCGCTACCTCAACCACGCCACCCTCGCCTACAAGGCCGCCTCGGCGCTGAAAGAACCCCCCGACGTCGACCGGGTGCTGGTGGAGCTGGCCACCATGGCGCAGCGGCTGCCGCAACTGTACGAGCAGATCGCCATCTGGCTGGCTGGGCAGCACACTGCCGGGCGCATCGCGGTCACCTACGGCACGTACCAGGGGCGGCCAGGGACCGCGGCGATGGCCGCCGAGGCGCACCTCGACGACGCCAAGCAGGCAGCGGGCGCAATGTACGAGGCGCTGAACGCAGCCCGGCAGGTCACCGCAGCCATGAGCGTGCCCTACGACCCAGAGAGTGATTCCGATGCCTGACACCACCCTGCCGGCCGAAACGGTCACGCCCGCGATGGTCGACGCAGGCGCGCAGGCCATCGCGGATGCCGAGCACGAACTGGCCGACCGTGCCATCCGGCGGTACCCGGTCAGCTGGCGCAGGACGCTCGCGCTTGCTGTGCTCACAGCCGCCAGGCGCCCCACCACCGCCCATGCCCATCACCCACCCGCCTGCGGCTCAGACATGTGCGACGGATCCCGCTGGACTGGGAACACGGACCGGGTCACCTGCACGGGCTGCCGGATCGCGGTGACGGTGGCGGCCGAGCGGGAGCGGATCGCCCAGATGGCCGAGCAGCACAAAGCCACATACCCCCTCTGCGAGCGGCCCGGCCTAATCATCGACCACC